TTATCTAACAGGCCCAGGTACGGGCAGTCTAAGTTGTCCATCACGGTAGGCACTGCGTCTATCTTTACCATCACCCAATTCTTTGAGTAACGCTAAGGATTCTTGGTACTTCTGTTCGTAATATGCAACTAAGTCTTGTTCACCTTTTTGGAAGATGATAGCCTCACGCAACGAACCATACAACAAAACACTTTCAAAATTATCGCCCAGCCAAGAAGTGCCAGCTGCGTTTTGAATATTACTTACAGGCACTGAGAATCCACTTCCAGTACCTCCTATTGTAGAGGTAGCGGCGCTTAAAGAGTTGCCAACAAGATATAAAAATCCTGGGTTAACTAAAGTCAAAGCAGTTACCGAACCACCCGATACAGTAATCGTGGCTGAGCCATTTGAGCCATCACCACCAGTTAAAGGTACATTCTCGTACGTACCGTTGGTATAGCCAGAACCGCCCACAATAGTGCCAAAACCAGCAAGTCCGCCCTGTACGATCGTAGTAGGGTAGTAGTAATAGTGCAACTCTGTCTGGTAATTTGCATCAGGGCTTGGACCAATAATGTAGGTGTAGGGGCTAAACTGCGCGTAGTATCTTGGCAGCCCTTCCTCATTTGGATTAGGGTACGCTTGGCGAATAAAGTTAACGTCTTTATCAATCAGATACTCGTAGTTGCCATCCGCATCAATAACCGCAAGGGAGAACGAGGCTAGGTAGTCTTCAGGTAGGGCTAAATAGTGGTCGCTCTGGGTAAAGTTACCAATGACATTCTTACGAATAGCAGGAATCTGAACGGCGTTGTACACCCGCTCTTCACAAAGCTGGACAAAGTTAGGAATGTTGAATACAAATAACTGCTCTGTAGATTCAGCATAACTTTGAATTGCTTCAGATAACTGCTGGTAGTTCATAGTTATGCCATTGGTCCACGGCACATACGGCCTTTAGTAGCAGCACCCGCACCGCGCATCTCAATACCAGAAGTCTTAACACCTTTACCAAGGTTTTTGCTGATTTTGCCTACGGAGATGTTCATTTCATCCATAACCTGCGCACCGGACGTATCTTTAATAGCCCCTGCAACAGTTACTTTTTTACCTGACATATCATGTGGCTCTGCGTAAACTTCAGCAGGTCCTACTTCTTTACCGTCACGTTTCATTGAGTATTTAGCCATGATTAACGTCCTCTTCCAGCCGATTTCTTTAACATACCTTGGTTAGCCACTTTAGCCATATTACGGCCGAGCTTCATCATCTGCTCGTTGGTTTTGCCGCCACCGCTTGATTTGCCAGCAGCACCCTTTTGGATACCTACTGATGGGCCTGTGTCGCCAAGATTCTTGCCTTTGGTTTTACCTTGTTTAGTAATACCGTCTGCGCCTGATTTAAACATGTTTTGCTCCTATGTTGTCGTTACCGTTACTGTACCAACAATTACTTGTTGTACCAAGTCATTTGGTGTTAAACCTGCATCGGGGCCTCTACTACCGCCGACTGGATTCCACCCCCACTGAAACACCCTACTACCCATTGTTGGGCCTCCAAAACCGTCTTCTGTACTTCCCCCACTAGGGTCTACCTGCAAGCCGTTTAAACCAGCCTGATAATACGTGTTATCCGGTCGTGGATTGCGCAATGCTTGCGGGTCGTCTACTGGATACATACCCAACTGCAACTGCGGCTGATCTGGGTCCCAACACGCTTTACAAACGTACAACTGGTACCGCTTAGTTTTAACAATCTCAATCCGCAGTTCTTTAAGTTTAAAACGCTGCCCGCATCTGTCGCACTGCGAAATTGCTATTTTACCGGATGCAAACCTATTTGGCACTGCTTACTCCTACGTAATATACATACGGCGGGGTACAAAGCGGATCGCCGCTTTTTCTCTGTCCTCATCTGCCGCTAACTGCCACGCTTCGTCATACTGTGCTTTTAACAGACCGATGCGATCTTTAGCCTCTGGTAACTTAACTGACAAATAATATGAAAGCCCCGCAACCATGCAAGTCAAAAACCGGAACGGGATGTCCATAGTGTTAACGCCATTACCAGCGTCATGGATCCTACGCAAACGCCAGTACACAAACGTGTAATACGGGCTGCCAACGCTTCCTTGGTCAGGGGTAGGCCACACTACTATCTTGGGCGCATTGACGCCTGCAGGGGGTGTAGAAGTGCTTGTACCGGCATAGTCTGCGCCAGACTGACGGTTTATCCACACTTGGATCGGCCGGGCTTGTTGAAGTTTATTTGGTATGGTGGCGTATGTGGAGACTGAAATTCTAGTAATTGATAAATCTGCCTGCGTGTTCTGCACGCCCGGGTTTGTACGGATAACGTGCTCAAGCAAGTCAACGGTATCTAAAGGCAGGTCGTACGTATTAACGCCCTGCACCAACGGAATCTGTCCCTGCTCAACCGTCCATAAGTTAATACCGCGGTTAGCCCAATCAGCAAACAACAGGTTTAAAGAACGACGCGCAGTGCGCAAGTCATAGCCCGAACGCAGCTCTGAACCACAGCGCTCAAACGCTTCCTCAACGATCTCAGAAAGATCGAGGTTAAATGTGGCATTAGCAACTACGGTCATCTTTTAGCTAACCTTTCGAAACGGTTTTACTTTTGCTTTTACTTTTGCTGGCTGGGGCACGAACTGCTTGCCTTGGGCTTTTCCCGCTCGTTTTGCTCGCGTTGTTGCTGCGTACTCGCTTGGGCTTAACGCTTGTATTGCTTTCTTGGGCAGGTATCGCTCCCCCGTCTCGGACGACTTCTTCCCTGACTTGGTTGTCCACTCTTGGTCGCCCCATGCCTTTAAAGATTGCTGTGATTTTGCTAAGCCACCCCCAGCCATTTTCTTTTTGCTGGCGCAATGGGCTTTCTCCGAGAACCCCTTCGGGCTGTCGCAGTTGATTGACTTTTTGCGTTTGTCTGACCATTTCACTTATAACCTCCACCAGCAGCTTTGTACTTCTTGGCAACGAGTTGTGCTTTACGGGCTGACCACTGACCTGCGCCAGTACCATGGGTTGCAGCCGCTTTAACCTGAGAAACAATACGTTTGCGCAGCCCTGGTTTGGTGTAGTTACCCGCCGCATTAACTGTACCGCCTTCAGCGTATAAATCTACGTCCTGCGGTTTGTCTTTACGGTGAATAACCTTCTTGCCCGGCATTTTGCTAGGCATTACTGCGCCCATGCCACGACTCGGTCTCATACCATTCTTCCTCTGGTTTTACCCTTAATAGCGCAGCCATCAGCACGTTTAGAAGCGGAAGAAACCATACCACCCTTTTTCATGCCAAGTGCTTTGTTGGTTTTAGCCTGAGCAGAATCTGGATTTTTTTCATCCATCTTACGCATACGTTCTGTAGCTTCTTCGTTCTGCTGTTTAGTACCCATAACCTTGTCTTTAAACGTTTGAAGAACCCCCTTTTTAGGATTGTTTAATTCTTCCGCGCGCTCTTTGGCTTGATCTAAACCAGATTTGTCCTTGAACAAACCTTTCTTATCCGAAAAATAATCGCCAGTAGCCACGTTGTCTTTCAACAACTCACCACGTTTTTTATCTGGGTTGTAGGTGCCTTTGTATTCAGCCATGATTAACAGCTCCCGCCGCCAGCCATTTTAATCGTCTTGCCCTTGGTGTGGCCTTTGATTACACAACCGTCGGCACGGGTTACGCCGCCACCAGCCATTTTGTGCATTGCTTTCTCATGTGCTTTAACAGCAGCGCCAGCGACTTTTTTCATCATTGGCATATCTTTTTTAATGTCTTCGTGTTTCACTTTTCCACCTTTTTTCATATAGCCCATCTTGTTACGTACTTTTGTAGGTAACTCAGCTAAGCCTGGCTTGTCTTCAGAGTCAAAGGGTTTGAGGGCCATGTTAGCAAGCCTTTCCGCTTTTCTTCTTAGCTGTACCGCCGCTCATCATTTTCTTAGGAGCGCAAGCTGCACCGCCTTTTCGCATAGGCATTGCAGCAGCTTTAGCGGGTTTCTTAGCAGCAGCTTCTTTTTTCTTTGCAATCATTTCCATAAATGGGTTTGCTTTTTTCATGGTTCCACCTTCTTTAAAAGTTTTGCCTTTATCGGCAGTTAAAAATTCCTTCCCTACGGAGGAAGGCACACCTGCTTTTTTGGCGAAACTAGGGTTTTTAGCCACAGCCGCCATGAAATTGTGTTGCTTTTTACTTACGCTTGGCACGAGTAATCCAGCCTTGTACAGTTTTGGTTTCGTAAATACGGATAGCCGTCCAAATAATAGTAAAGGCTGCGGCTACGGCGGGTAATATGTCCACAAGTGTTCCTAACACGGTAACTAAAGAGAGCCCGTCTAAAACGTGCTTTGTGCCTTCGCTCAAATGTTCTTTCATACCATCTTCCCTTTAGTCTTGCCACGAACTTCGCATCCGCCACCACGAACAGCCCCACCTTCTTTGCAGTTCCAAGCCCGTAAGGACTTGTTAATGCGGCTATCTGGATCGTTTGCTGTCTTGGCTGAAGTCAACTTCTTCTTCATGCCTTTCATACGAGCGCAGAAAGAATCACGGCGTGGACCGCCTTCTGGTTGAGGTGCCTTTAGCCCCGGTTTCCCAGGGTTCGCCGCATTGTAAGAAGCCCGACCTTTAGCGTTTAAGCCTCCGGATTCGGACTTACCTTCTTTGCGAGTCCAAGCAGGGCTCTTAGCCATAGAAAACCGTTGCGCTTACGTTTGTTGGGACGCCTACATAAATTCCATCCGTTGCCAAAATGCCTTCGCCAGGAATAATGACGTTAAATGAAGTTGCGTTAAAACAATCAACTTCCATTAGCACATCACTATAGACACTTACGTTTCCACTAGTAGTTAGAGACGCAGTTGTTATGGTAAATGTATTGGCTGAAGCATTAGCAACAACATAGACGTTATCTACAGCAGTTCCACTAGTAAAATCAGCCCAAATACGAGCACCATTGGCAAGCCCGTGATTAGTGATTGTTACCGTACAAACAGTACTTCCTGGAATATTGTAAGTTCCATTTTGCGCCACATTATTGGCAAAAACAGTATTTTTAGCAGAAGCGTTACTAGGGGACAGTACTGCCCCTTTTAGACGAGTTCTATAACTTACCGCTACACCAGAGCCTGTTAAATGCTCCGACTTTACGTCATATTGCATACCCATAATTAATCTCCAAAAAGTTAAGCGGGGCCGAAGCCCCAAGATTAATTAAACGCTCTGTTGACCAGCGTCATCTATGTGATAAATGATTCGTCCACTTACCACACCAGCAATCGCACTTGTAGCACCTTGGGTGCTAGTAACAACAACCAAGTTAGTTGCGTTAGCTACGTTACCTAAAGAAGCGCCGCCGCCTGTACCGCCAACAGTAAATACTGTACGAGCAGATAAGTTACCAGCAGAAAGAAAACCAGTAGGAACGTTTGTGCCTAGAGTGGTAGTTTGACCAGGACCAACGCCAATTAGTGGGGTAAACCCTACGTTAGCTGTAGCATTACCGCCGCCACCGCTAGAAACAATAATTTCAGTCACAACTGCACCAGCTGGGAGAATTACCGCTGGAG